GCGACAAGGGCGGCGATCCACGCCTACGAACGAGCGCAAAAAGTAGTAAGGCAAGCCGAGATTGACCATGCAGACGAACAGCGTCACCTTCGACAAACACTTTCGATTAGTGAAGTCGAAGAAGTCTTTTCTAAAACGCTCGGCGGAATCCGTGCGCTTCTGGATGCGATGCCATCTTCTGTCGCGGCAAGAGCCAACCCAAGCGACCCGGAGTGTGCCAAAAAAGCCATTGAAGATGCCGTGAATCAAATCTACCTAGCTATTCAGAAATCGGAAGGAGCGTTTGCATGATTGATACAATTCTATTGGGGCTTAAAATCGGGATCGGCCTAATGCTTGGCATAATTATAGTGAAGGCAATATGCGTTTCTCTATTTCTTTTATTTGCCTACATAGCCTCTAAATTCGACAAGTGAACGAATGCTTCATAGTCATCTTGGCAGGCTTTACCATTTTGTGCGTAGTGCTTTCTTTGACTGAATGAAAGGAGCCAAATGAAGACAAAATATAAGCCAACTAAAATCAGCCTTGCCTATCGCCCAAATTCTGCAAACGCAATCCTCTTTCAACCCGGCGATCTTAAGGTTGAAATATTTGATAGAAAACATGGATGCGCGATGACAGTTGGCTCATGCAATGGGAACTATCCGAAAGATTCTAAAATGATTGGGCATTTTTGGATGGTTCATTTTCACCATGCCGTTGTAAGGGATGGGGTCGATCCAAGGGCTTTGCATAATGTTCTTTGTGAAATTCCAGAATATAGGGACTTGTGCGCTGGCGATTTGCCGGGGTTACAAAAATACGCCGAGGAAGACGGGCGAGATTATGGCATTCTTTGTATGGACTGAATGAAACGCTCCCCCCTTAAGCGCAAAACCCCCCTAAAGCGAGGCGGTCGGCTTCGGCCAGTATCCAAGAAGCGAGCCAAGCAAAATAAACAATATTCCATTTATAGGAACCTCTACTTAAGCAACCATTCCGCTTGCGAGATATGCGGTAAAAAAGCGACTCAGATTCACCATAAGAAAGGAAGATTTGGGGAGAGGCTAAATGATATGCAATATTTTATGAGCGTTTGCCACACTTGCCACGAATGGATTCACCGCAATCCCCTTGAGGCTTATGCCAAGGGCTACCTAGTGACGCGATGAATGAAAACCGCAGAGATAGTCAAAGGGCATTTCGTCCCAAGGGAAAAGCTATCCATACCGCAATGGTGTGAGCAGAATCTAACCTTATCGGCTAGGGTGACGAACATCCCCGGCCCTTACTCAACAAATCTCACGCCTTATGTTAAGGAACCCCTAGAGGCATTTGGGAATGATAATGTAAGAAGGGTGACGCTTGTTTGGGGGGCGCAAACCTCCAAGACAACCACGATTCTTGCAGGGCTTTCTTATAGGGTTGCCGAAAACCCTTGCCCCGCCTTATGGGTCATGCCCTCGGAGCAACTAGCTAGAAGTTTTAGCGAAACCCGCTGGCTTCCGATGGTGGATGACTGCCCCGCCCTAGCCAAAGAAAAACCAATCGACACAGACAAAATAAAGATTCTCGAACAGCACTTTCGCAGAATGTCTTTATGGTTTACTGGCAGTAACTCTCCGAGTTCTCTTAGTAGTCGCAGTATAGCACTTCTATGTCTTGATGAAGTTGATAAATTTTCCGATGGCTCCTCCTCGAAAGAAGCCGGAGCCTTGCAGTTGGCAGAGGCCAGAGTTTCGACCTATCCCAATCATCTTATCATTTCAACCAGCACCCCGACAACCGCCGATTCGATTATATGGGCGGAATGGCAAAAAGGGGATATGCGGTTTTATTTCGTTCCCTGCCCCCATTGTGGGCATAAACAAAAGCTAATTTGGGAGCAAGTGAAGTGGGACAAAGAGGCCAAGTTGAGCGATACCGAATGGGACTTTGGGCGGGTCAAGTCGAGTGCGTATTACGAATGCGTGGAATGCAAAGGACAGATTCGGGATGGTCAAAAAACAGCGATGCTTCGGGCGGGTGAATGGATAGCGACCAACCCAAAAGCCGAACCGCAAAGACGCTCCTATCACTTGAATGGCCTCTACCCGCCGTGGACAACCTTCGGCTCGCTGGCCGTGAAATGGTTGCAAGACAAGCAAGGGATTTTGGGCTTACAGGATTTTGTGAATCGGGTCTTGGCAGAGCCTTGGTTGGAACACGAAACCGAGCGCATAGACCTAAAGCCCGGAACCTACAAAATGGGTGAAGTGAAGATGGGCGAGTTCCCCGTGATGAGTTGCGACATCCAAGAAGCAGGGGGCTTCCACGCTTGGGCGATTGTAAGAGCTTGGGACACCGAGGGGAAATCCCGCCTAGTCTTTGCAGGCCGACTAGAAACTTGGGGGGATATAAAAGCAAAAGCAGATGAGCTAGGGGTTAAGGCGGCGGCGGTCTTTTGTGATTAGGGCGACCAAACCCGCGATGTTTATTTGAACTGCTGTAAGAACGGCTGGATTGCTTTGGTCGGCTCGGACAAGTCAAGCTTCTCGGAAATTGTGGGCAACGCCAAAGTTCAAAGGCCATACGCCAGAATTGCCAATGGCGATCCCTTTAGCGGAAAGCAAACCCTTTCTAAAGAGGGGTGGAAGTGGAAACTTTGCCCGGTCTTTCGTTGGTCAAACCCCGCCATCAAAGACATCCTAGCCAACTTCCTAAAAACAGAAGGATGGGTGGCCGAGGATACCCCTTTGGTCTATTTCGAGCATATCAACGCCGAGGCCAAGGTTAAGGTGAAGAACCCAATGACAGGGCGGGAACGCTATGTTTGGAAGCAAGTCGGCAAAAACAATCACTTAATGGATGCGGAATGCATGAACATCGTAGGCGCGGCCTTGCACGGGAAACTCAAGGTGACGGCCTCTGATTTGGAGCAAGAGGAAATCGTTGAGTAGTTTTGACATAAGGGTGGTTTTTTATGGCGCAGGGTTCATTTGTTGGGCTACCCCTCGCCACCCTAACTGGTCTTCGTGATAAGTATGTTTCTTGTCTGGAAGCAATAGCGGTGGCGGGAATCAGCTATTCAATCGGGGGAAGGTCTTTTTCCCGCGCCAATCTCACGGAAGTTCGCAATACTTTAGAAGAACTTAACTACGCCATTCGTCTTGCTGATGGGACGAAAGTTATCAATACTTACGCAAAGTTCGGGCCGTGAAACAAAAAGCTGAATTGAATCTGATTGATAAGGCGGTTGCCTTCATCAATCCACAAGGGGCGGTCAATCGCCTCATCGCCCGTCAAAAGCTAAAGAACTTCGATTACGATGCGACCAAATACAATCGGGAACGCAGAGGCCCGCCCAGCCTTTCGGGTGCGGAAGATTATCGCTCAAACTATGACCGGGTAGAACTGATGAAAAGGTCGAGGGATTTGGCCGAAAATGTCGGCCTAGTTCGCTCCCTATTGATGAAGTTTGCAAGCCATGTCGCTTCCAACATCACCTACCAAGCAAGGACGCAAAACCCCCAAGCCAATTCAGAAATCGAAGCCTATTGGTCAAGCTGGTTTGATTCTTGCGATCTTACGGGAAGGCATTCTGGTTCGACCCTTATGCAGGTCGCCATTATGTCGATGTTGCGGGATGGTGATTTTCTCTTTGCGATGGTGAGGGCTGGCGATGAATTGAAACTTCAAGGCATCGAGGCCGACCGCTTGGGCGATCCATATAAAACCTACACAAGCCTAGAACTTATTGGCGGGATTCATATTGATAGGAACACAGGCGCACCCACGGCCTATGATATTTACAATCGAAGCATCGGGGATTTTTATACCTACCAAGCAACCATCCCCGCCGCCCAAGCCTTCCACTTGTTCGACCCGCTACGAATTGACCAATACCGGGGAATTACGGCTTTCCATACCGCCATCAACGACCAGCAAGATATTCGGGAAATTGAGAACTCGGAAAAGATGGCGGCGAAATATGCTTCAATGCAGGCCGCAGTCATCCGAAGGAACAACAACAACCCCGCCGACCTTTCCACCCTAACCACGGACGATAATTTTAACGGTCAGCAAATCAAACTGGAAAGCGTTGAGGCGGGTAAAGTTTCCTATTTGGAACCAGGGGAAGACATTATTTTCCCAGACGGCCCAAGCCGACCCAGCGGAGCATTTGCGGAGTTTCATAAAATTCTTTTACGGAATATCTGCATGGGACTAGGCATCCCTTATTCTTTTGCCGTTGACCCTTCCGCGATGTCCGGCCCGACTGCCCGCCTAGAAATGCAACAGGCAGGGCGCACTTTCCGCCGCTATCAAAAATTATTGGATGATAAAGTTCTAAAGCCCTTAAAGAATGTGGTTATCGCTGATGGAATTGCTAGGGGATTGATTCAGAACCGAGTTGGCGGGCAAAGCACAAAAGGAATTTTCAATTTCGGGCCTAATGTCTCAATAGATTTATCTAGAGATAGCTCCTCAGCGATAGCAGAATTTAAGACAGGATTGCGGACAGCGGCGGATATTTATGCGGAGCGCGGATTGGATTTTGAAAGCAGTTTAAGGCAGAGGGCGCAAGAGGCTAAGTTTATCAAAGAACTTTCCAACGAATATGACATTCCCGCCGTGGCAATTTCCGACATCGTGGAAAGCCTTGTCTATGCCCAGCAAGCCGCGCAAAGAGCGGGACAAACTCAAGAAGGCGGAACAGGCGAAGGCACACAAGCCGTTGCGGATATTTCCCTCAACGGAGCGCAGGTCGCCTCGCTCATCAATGTCATCAATGCCGTGGCCGCTGGCGCACTTACCAAGGATGGAGCGGTTTCTGTTATCACGGCGGCATTCCCGATCATCACGCCCGAACAGGCAAGGGCGATCATGGGCGGGGTTAAAGAAGGCAATATCATTCCCACGACCAAGGAAGAGCGGATTGCCACCATTAAGGACGAAGCCCCACAAGAAGTTAAGGCCGAGGCCGTAGAGGATAAAAAAAAAGAACTCTTTGAAAAGCTAGGCAAAGAGGATTGGCGAATGCTCATCGCCGGGATGATGGGCGGGATTGAGCTAGGCAAATACGATGGGATAGACTTCACACCCCCGCAGGGAGTCAGAGATAACGCTAAACGAGCCCTGGATGTGCGGGAGACCAAACCAGCAAGCCAAAAGGGGATGACCCCGGTAGGCATCGCTAGGGCTAGGGATTTGATAAATGGCGTAAAACTTTCCCCCGATACCATCCGCAGAATGAAAGCCTTCTTCGACAGGCATGAAGTCGATAAGAAGGGCGCAACTTGGGACGAACAAGGCAAAGGTTGGCAGGCTTGGAACGGATGGGGTGGCGATGCGGGTTATTCTTGGGCAAGGAAAGTCGTTAGGCAGATGAACGCAAGGGATGAGGAGTTTTCGGAACTAGCCCGCCCCGGCCCCAAGTCAGCGGCACAAACCCCCGCCCCGCCCAAGGAACGAATCAAAGGCTCCAAGGAGAATCCCGAAGGCACGGCATCCACTAGGAGCAAGGCTGGCGACATTGAAATTTCAGCCGAGAACGAGGAGGCACTAAAGAACAAGATTGCCGAGTTCAAAAAGGATCATCCCAAGAAAACCGCCCCTAGCCTTGGGACGCTAAAGAAAGTATTCAGAAGGGGAGCAGGGGCATTCTCAACCAGCTTTAGGCCAACCATCACGGGCGGGAAGCCCAATAGCCGAAACGCTTGGGCGATGGCTAGGGTCAACAAGTTTCTAAAGATGGCTGGCGGGGGAGAGGTCAAGGAAAGCTATCGCAAGGCAGACGGCGACCTGCTTTGACACATAGGAAAAAATTATGCCCCTACCCACCCCCAGAGGAGATGAATCAGAACAAGACTTTGTAAGTCGCTTTATGGGCAACGAACAGGCTGTCAGCGATTTTCCCGATGAAACACAGAGGGCGGCGGTTGCTTATCGCACTTACCGCGATGAGGATGAGGAAATGGAAGAGTTGGAGTTGCCGGGGGTATCCATTTTGGAAGAAGGCGAGGCGAAGGGGCATGATCTGTTCGTGGACAAGAAAAGCCTAGAGGAAGCCCTTAAAATTATGAAGGGGGCGCGTAATGGGGTGAAGGTTAAGATGAACCACGGAAGCGGATTGGATGCGGTGGTTGGCTTCGCTCGCAACCCTCGGATTGACGGAAACAGGCTGATTGCTGACCTCCGACTCCTCCGCAACTCGCCCCATTACGGCCTTATCAAAGAGATGGCATCCGAAGCCCCCGACCAGTTTGGCGTATCGTTGGCCTTTGTGAATGAATCTGAAACCATTGATGGCAAAGATTACATCAGACCGCAAAGCATCGCTTCCGCCGACCTAGTAAGTAGCCCTGCGGCGACCAATGGCTTATTTGAAGAGATGGTAAAGTTTATGGCAAAGAATTTTGCCGAAAGATGCTGGGAAGGCTACAAGCCCGCCAAGGGAACAAAAGCCTATGAACCCGGCTCTTGCGTAAAGGCAGAAACCGAAACCAAAAACAGCGGAGAAACAATCAAAATGGGCTATATGGTTGATGGCAAAACCATTCCCGCAACTAAAGAGGATTTGACACCTAGAGGAAAAAATATGGAAAATAAAGATTACGGCAAAGAAGTTGAGGACATTAAGGTGCGCCTCGCCGCCTTGGAAGAGGCGATGAAACCCAAGGACGAAGAGAAAAAAGAGGAAGTGAAGGCCGAGGCT